CACGCTCGTCAAGTAGTTTAGATGCTTTGTCAATAGCCTTAAACACTGCGTCTAGCGCCTTACCCTGATTATCGGCATAAGCGGCATAAAGTAAGCGACCTTTACCGCGGCTAAATTTGTCGTATTGTTTTAGTGGTCCAATATCATTCATCGCGCCTACAAATATACGACCAGCATTAGGGTTATTGCTTTGTCCGATATTTTGCGAACCCTGGCCATAACGACGTCCAGCCTTTTGTGTGCGTCCGTACGGATTAACACGGCCAGCGGTTTCAATAATCACGCCTACAGCATCGCTGTTAAGTAAAGAATACAAAGATGAAAAACCTAGACGATTACGTTTTGTTGCACCCATTTTATAGGTAATACCACGGCGTACCAGCGCACCATCATATTTAGGAAACGCTCTGGTCTTAGAAGTACGGCTAATAGGGTCGCCGCCTTTATCATTCCAGTTATACAAATTGCCTGGAGCCATCCCAGGTACTTTTGCTTTAGCGGCAGTTGTAACTTCTCTAAGAGCTACGCGAATTTCCGCGTCCATTTGTTTACGTAGGTCAGGTGCGTATTTCTTCAAAGCCTTCTTAAGCTCTGGTACGCCGCTTACTACGACTGGCATTTTCTCGCTCTCTTGCCTGTTGCTTTAGGACTTCATAGAAAGCCTTTAGCAAGTCTTTATCCATGTTAATAAACTCGCTAGGCGCGATACCTGTGTGTACGGAAAGCTGGGCTATCCGATACGTAAAAGTATCGCGCGTTAGCCATTTGGGAAATCATCCACCGCGACCTCAACTGAGGACAGAGTCTCCAAAAATGGTAAACCAAAAGGTTTAACATCTGGAGCATCCGCGCGGCGGAGACATTCCCAGGCTAGCCAGTAAATGTGTTCTTGTTTTTCATCTTCTCTAAAAGCTTTGTGGAAGCCTTTACGAAAATGTTGTTCGAACGCGTACTCTATGACTGGAGTAATTTCGTGTTTACTCTGTGTGCCATCTGCCCTAGTAATTCTTAAGCTAGCCATTTTGCCCCTATCTAATTTTTACCAGGTGCCGCTATCGGCAACTGTTACTGCTGAGTTTACTGTGAAAGTAATGTCCATAGTGGCCATATCACCTGTAGCACCGTTAATCGGTGTTAGGTTGTTGACCAAAAGGTCGCCAGTCCAGAGCTTGTTAGTCGCCGATACTGCTGCAATTTTATCCTGGATAAGCTTCCATGCTACGGTTGTACCGTAAGCATCTGACAATGTGTCGAGAACAGAAGTAGCAGCCTGGTCGTTCAAGAATGACACGGTGATAGTTGCAGACTCTAGTCCCTTTACGAACTTGTGAGCTGTGTCACCCATTGCTGTAACTTCGAGTTCATCGAAAGCTTGGTTTAGTGTGACAGAGGTCACATGGTCGGACAAATCTACGCTAGCGATTTTGAGTCCGACTTTGTTATTTAGCGTAATCGCCATGATTACTCCTCATCTTTCTTTGTTGGTTTTGCTTCTTCTTTTTTTGCGACGGGCTTGACCTGGCCAATTTTAGCAAGGAAAGCCTCGCGCTCTTTGTCTACCTCAGCCATGTTAGCTCCAATCCGAGAGTATGCTGATAGTTACTTCACCAGCCAGTAATTCTCCTGCAGTCCCAGTAAGAACTCTAGGCGGTGAAAATGTGCTTATGCTGTAAGCAAGATTAGATGCTTCTAATTTGTTTACAATGTTTAGGTAATAATCTTCTATGTTAATTAGGTTTCCCTGGTTATCGAACATAGGCGCTAGAACAATAAGCTTAAAGTTAACCTTAGGCTTAACGGTCTTGTAATGGTCATTAGACGGCTCGATATAAGGGTCACCTGGCTCGATAACAATACTGTTAGCAAGAGGACTGGCAGGTGGGAAGGAAAACACCTGCCAGCTCGTGTTATCACTTAGAGCAGCCGCGATTGTTCCACGAAGGGTAGAGATAGCTGACATTACCCGACCTGACCGCCTGGGGCTAAGTGTTCCGCAAGTAAACCGCGTACACGTGCCATAAGGGTATTACCCATACGGTACGGTGAAGGCTGAAAGTCTGGCGAAATGCCACCAGCGTTAGAAGTCTGTCGAGCTTGCCATATATCCACTGCAATCATAAGAGAAGCCTGGCGTACTTCATCTAGGGTAGAGAAATCTGTAAATTCGCCATCATAAGCGTAGCCGTATGGGACTAAATCTTGCTTAGGAATTGTGGTTAAGTGAGCTGTTGAAAAGCTAACGGTGTATTCGGAAGTCTCCGTAATTGTTTTGCTTCCGTTAAAATGTTGTCCACAATTCTCGACTGTAATAGTCTGACCGACATAAAAACTATGTTCGTATTGAAAATATAACTTACCTTTGCTAGCTTCGTTACTACGGGCGATAGCCACCTGGCGATTAAAATTTAGTTTAGCCTTAACAATGTTTTCAGCAGCCTGGCACACATCTTCTACGGTTGCAGAACTGTAGAGAGCACCGATACCTAGAGCTGAGCGTAATTCCGCTTCAGTTACGTATGTGGCTGGCATATTTTCCTTTCTAATGTTAGCCCCAGCAGCTAGGGCTGAGCTGCTGGGGTAACTCGACTACTTACTAGGAGAGGTTGAAGCGACGAACACCTTTACCGCTCTTAGCGACGTAAATCGCAAGATAGCCGTAAAGGTTAATTTCGATTTCACCTGAAGTAAGAACGTTAACGCGTAGGTTGGTTGTTGGGGACTCCCAGCAATAAACCGAACCTGGTGCAACAAGAAACGCAGACTCGTCAACAATGCCAGATACGGCGATATTGTGGTCTACGATGAGGTCAGTACCGAGAACGTTTCCGCGAACGGAAGTAGGTACAGCCTGTCCTGCTGCGTTAAATTGTGGTGAAGCTACAGCGTATAGAGGACGCTTTGAGTCATCTACGTAACTCATGATGGAAGCCCACTGGTCTGTAGATGCTACAAGCTTGTTAGCGAAATCTCCGCCAGTTCCCTTATATGCAGCAGCAGCTTCGGTTGAAATGAAGCTTTGTAGACCAGCAGCGGTAGCAGCTACACCAGTAGCTTGTGTACCGTTAGCAGTGAAAGCTGCGATAAGCGCGTTATCTGTCGCCTTCTCGTATGCCTTGCGGAGTTCGACCATCAAAAGTTCCATAAAGCTAGGAGATGAGCGGTCGATGAGCTCAAAACTTACGCGATTTAGACCACTGAATTTTTCAACAGTCACCGTGTCGTATGCAGAAGTCATGCCTGTCTCAGATGGTGCTGAGCCTTCGTTTGTATCTGCAACTGTTGGTGCTGCGTTAGGTGTTGCATTATTTACGTAAAGACGTGGGACAGTGAAGGACATACCCTCAGCGATAAGTGCATTACGTGTTACAGCTTCAAATGCTGGACGACCAGTAAAGGTGTCAGTAATGAAGGTGTTGAGGTGCTGAGGAAGTGTCAGACCTGTGTTAGTGCTGGTTGAGTCATCCGCAGCGCGAACGAGCTGGCGTGCATTGTCATCACCGAGAGCGGCTTTAATGTTCGCTTCGAGATATTGTGCGCCAGTCATAGGTGCGATGCGTGGTTGTGCGTACACGCGTGGTGTAGCTGCTGTAACCTTAGGAGCTGAGGCTTCTACCGCAGGGGTTTCTACCTCAGGTGCTACGGCTACGGTGTCTGGAGTATTCTCCACGACAGCCTCGCTTTCTGTTGGTTGGTTTTCTTCTTCTTTCGCTTCTTCCGTTTCGGATGCAGCGACTTCTTTAATCTCAGCCGACTTAAATGCAGGATTTGAGACTAATGAAACTTCAACTAGTTTTGCAGCTAATACGTGGATTACACCGTTAGCTGGGCGTGAGTCAATTACTTCTACGCCTACAGACATCCCTGTTTTTAGTCCTTCGCTTGCTTCGATTAGGGCGTCACTTGCTTTAGTGCTGGCGCTTAACTTGAACGTTCCGTACCAGCCGTCTTCTGTAGCTTCAATAGATTGAGCGCGGCCTAATCTAACTTTATCGTTGTGTTCTTCTAAAAAGAGAACTTTCTTCGGGTCGTCTACTTGGATTGACCCGCGCTCAAAAATTACTTTACCAGCGGAAGTATGTCCTACTTCGCCTACTGGTGCTATTTTTCCGCTAATGGTACGACGTGCTGAGTCAGCAGCCGTAATTTCGCTAGAGAATGTTAGTTTCATTTACGTTATTTCCGTTCGGTGTCAAATCTTCCATTTCCATAGCTTGCTCTACAGAAATGAGCCCTAGCGATAACAGCTTCTCAATTACATTCAATCTTTCCATAGCATCACTGCGTAGGAATGTGTCATCTATTGCAAAACGCACGATATTACCGCGCGGTGTAATGTCATCCATCGAAAGTCTATCTTCAATAGCAGAATAGAACGGACGAAGTGACAAATCTACGAATTGTTTACGCTCGTCAATTACATTAGCGTAAGTCATGCTGTTATTCATTTCAGCAGATAAATACCATGCTGGTACATTCATCATACGAGCTATTTGAGTAGCCATGAATTGAGCAGACTCGTTATAGGTCATGTCCTTCGGTGAGAACTGTGTGACCTGATAATCTAAAGTAGAAGTCATATACGCAGTGCTACGGTTCTTACGTGATTTTTCAAATGCGTTAAGAATTCCTAGAGCTTCGGCTTCTCCAATATCTGCACCGGTATTTTTAATTACACCAGTAGGCATTGGAGTAGCTACAGCAGTAGCAGTTGCTTTTTCTAAATCTACAGCAGCGCGTATAGTACGTGCTCCACGAACAAGAACTCCCTCATCACCTAAAGATTGGAAGGTGACAAGCGAACCTAATCCAGACATAGGGACTGGGTTACCGTTTACGTAGTATTGTGTAATGAATTCTGTATACAGGTCTGTATTGAATGTAACGCGTGTATTGGGGACCCACTCGAAAGAAAGTGGACGTCCATCGAGCTCACTAACGCTCGTTACTTGCCAAAATGCTTGGCCGTAGAAGATAAGACTGTCAACAGTCCA